CAACAATTGATCTTGTTGGAACTGAAATAGCTGTATATGGAGCACCTCCATTAGTGTCTCTATAAGTTCTAGTTCCAAAAGATGAAACTTGAGGCATAGATCCACAAGTCACTGTTCCTTGTTTATACATTTCAGCTGTAGTATTGTGAACTTCATAACCCAAACCAACAAGACGACCTGGTTCTGCATGGTTCTTAGTGTGAAGCCCTGTAACTGTTGTTGTTCCATTATTTGGAAACATACTAGTTCCTGCAGTGTCAGTAAATACACTAATAGGGGAAAGAGTATATTGGTTTGTAAAAGCAGCATGATCATAACTCAATGTATTTGCACCTAACGTATGTGTTGAAATACGATGATTCAAGCCAGCTTCCAAATCGAAGCCCATATTTGAGACCATACAGTCCCAATTACCGACTCCTGGAGCTGTTATTGTAGTTGTAGATACATACTTTATAACAACGGAATTTGCACCAGCTACATCTGGGTATCCTTCAGGACAAAATTTCCAGTCATGAAAAGGGTCCAGGGCACAAAGAAGCCAGTTACGTCCATCGGGTGACAATTTCTTGCCATCCACCAATTGTTGAAGATTAATATTGCGGGCCATGGGAATGTTTTTTATGGGCTATGATTTAATGCAACCCATACTAAATAACTTATGAAAAATAGTAAACATGTTATTCCACACCCGTATATTGACGCAACATAGAGTAATCATTTAAGAGATAAAACAATTGTTTATCAATATCTGTTAAATCACTCTTGTGTTCATCCATATACTTTTTTGTATAGGCTCGCATTCTCTCAAATAACGGTTTGTCTGCGAATACACCCATAGTTAGATTAACTAACGAAGATAAAATTTGGGCATAGGTTGCTTTCTTGTCGTGATAATTCATCGATGCTAGATTTTTATCACCTCTAAAGCTGTACAACCTATGATATTCTCTATCACAGGGATGCATTCCGACAAATGTTAACTCGTCTGGATTTGTATTACCAGATGATTCAATATACATTCCTAAACTATTCCACGTTGTTTGTAAATTTTCAACAGTAAATAATTCAGTTTTAGAATTGTAAATCAAATCATCGCCCACAACATACCACTCAACTTGTTCTCTGAAATCATGAAAAGTCATGTTATTCCTTATAGCGTGTAAACACATTATAGCAGCATGACACAATGAATTATCAGCAGTTGTATTGGTTTGTCCTGAGATTTGACCTTGAAGATTGAACAAGTAACCAACGGCACTTGTCCAACCATTATGAACTTGGCTGTAATATCTGTCAACCAGATGGTGATATTCGCTTGGTATGAATTGTTTACGTAAATCACGAACCAAAGCTAGAAGACACATATTTAAATTTGCATCCCATCCATCACCATCTGCATCATAACAATACCCAGTCCAACTTCTAATTCGAAGCCAAAGTAAAAATGCTTCAGATCCCGGAGCAGACATTCCAACTTTTATGTTGCTTTCTGTATGACTATCAATCATACTAGCATTTTGAGCACCAAACAGCCAATTACCTACTGCAATTAGGACTATATTGGCGGGAACAAACATTCGAGCTGCTTTTCCAATTGGACGTAACTCATCCTTTAATGTAGCTACGTGTACTTGATCATAATTTACAAAATTGTACAACAAATCTGCAAATGTTAATTTATTAAGCACAAACTTTTTCAAGTTTCCATATATATACTCAAACGGTGTCCCTGCAGCTTTACTTTCATCA